CGGCTTACTTTAAGTATAAAAAAGAAACAGGAAGAAGTATAGAAGATTTTGTAAAGTTACAAAGAGATTTTTCTGATGCTAATCCTGAAACTTTGGTAAGAGAGTATTTAACAATTACAGAGGAAGGTTTAGATCCTGAAGACATAGACTCATTAATGGAGGATTATGCTTACGACGAGGAACTTGATGATGAATCAGTAGTTAAGAAAACTAAATTAGCAAAGAAAAAAGTTATTGCTAAAGCAAAAAGATTCTTTAAAGAACAGCAAGAACAGTATAAGTTGCCCCTTGAGTCAAGGGAAAACTCGTTCGGTGATTCTGAAGAATACCAAGCTTACAAGCAATATGTGAATACGGCTCAAAGTCAGCAGGAAGAGGCTAATCGCAAAAGCGAATGGTTTGTCAAAAAAAGTGATGAATTATTCAGCAGTGAATTTAAAGGTTTTAAGTTCAATTTAGATCAAAGCGACGTATACTTTACACCTGGGAGTGCTTCTGAATTAAAGAAAGCTCAAGAAACACCAATGAATTTCGTAAGTAAATTTATTGATGACAAAGGACTTTTACAAGATGCAGAAGGATACCACAGATCTTTAGCTATAGCTATGAATCCCGATAAGTTTGCTCAGTTTTTTTATGAGCAAGGGAAGTCTAGCGCCACAGAAGATGTAATGCGTAAAACAAAAAATATTAATATGACTGAGCGCAATACACCAGAGTCGGTTGCTAAATCAGGGTTCCAAGTTAAATCAGTTTCATCGCCATCGAGCAATGGGCTAAAAATTAAAAGTATAAAAAGAACTTAATAATAATTTAAAATTTTATAATCATGGCAGGACAAGTAAAATCCACACCAACTTTTGCGCTAACGCCGAGTTCAGAAAGAACTCCTACAGCTCAAAACTATTTAACCAATGCTGATTTTGATTGGTTAAATCAATATTTACCAGACACTTACGAAAAAGAATTCGAGCGTTATGGTAACAGAACAATCTCATCTTTCCTACGTATGGTAGGTGCTGAGATGCCTACTAACTCTGACCTTATCAAATGGGCTGAGCAAGGTAGATTACACACAAAATACACTAATGTTGGGTCAGCTGGAGCTGGTGCAGCAGACCAAGTGGTGTTTCAAGTTAATGATGTGCTAGACCCTACAGCCGCAGAGCAGGTTATCAGAGTTGGACAAACAGTAGTTATTGTGCAAAATGATGGATCAGGATCAAACAAAGCGGTAGTAAGTGCAGTAAACAATGCTGGGGGTGGTAGAGGACAATTCACAGCTGACTTTTATGAAGCCGGTGGATTAGTAACTGCAGGAACTGGAGTAGGTAATGCTGACGTTACTGTATTTATTTACGGATCTGAATTTAAGAAAGGAACTGCAGGAATGCAAGGCTCTCTTGAATCAAATGATTTCATCTTTGACAACAAGCCGATTATTATCAAAGATACTTATAACGTATCTGGATCTGATATGGCTCAAATTGGATGGATTGAAATTACGACAGAAGACGGCGGAACAGGATACCTATGGTACCTAAAATCTGAGCATGAAACAAGACTTAGATTTGATGACTTTTTAGAAACAGCAATGATTGAAGCTGTACCTGCTGAGACTAACTCAGGAGCTGCTGCCATATTAGGTAGTGCTGGTGGTGCTGCTGATCCAGGAGCTGGGTCAGATGGTATTTTCTATGCTGTACAACAAAGAGGTAATATCTGGGACGGTGGAAACCCAACAGTATTGGCTGACTTTGATAATGTAATTAGTCGTCTAGATAAGCAAGGAGCAATTGAAGAGAACGTATTATTCGTTGATCGTCAGTTTGCTTTTGATATTGATGATATGTTAGCTGCCCAAAACTCTTACGGAGCGGGTGGTACTTCATATGGTCTTTTTGACAATGACGAAGAGATGGCGTTAAACTTAGGTTTTTCTGGATTCAGAAGAGGTTATGACTTCTACAAGACTGACTGGAAATACTTAAATGACCCAACTATGAGAGGTGGTCTTCCAACAGGAGCAGGATCAGGACGTGTAAACGGTCTACTTGTACCAGCTGGATCAACTAGTGTTTATGACCAAATCCTTGGTAAAAATGCTAAGAGACCTTTCTTACATGTTAGATATAGAGCTTCTGAAACAGAAGACAGACGTTACAAAACTTGGATTACTGGTTCTGCTGGTGGTGCAATGACAAGTGATGTAGATAACATGCAAGTAAACTTCTTGTCAGAAAGAGCTGTTTGTACTTTAGGTGCTAACAACTTCTTTATCTTCCAAGAGTAATAAATGAGTATTTTTTCGGGGGAGTCTTAGGATTCCCCCTTTTTTATAAAATTTAAATCTAATCAAATGAAAACTACTACTAAATACGTAGATAAAATCTACAAACTAACGCGCGAAACAGCGCCACTATCCTTAATTTTAGCGTCAAGACATACTCAGAGGTTTCCTTTATTGTGGTTTGACGAAAAAACAGGAACAAATAAAGCTTTGCGTTATGCAAGAAACCAAAACTCTCCATTTCAAGAAGATCAAGATGATAATGCAATATTAGAGCCTATAGTTTTTGAGAATGGTTTTTTAACGGTGCGTAAAGAAAATCAAGTCCTACAAAAATTCTTAGCATACCACCCAGGAAACGGACGGGTCTATGTTGAGGTTGATAAAGCAAAAGATGCAGCACAAATTGTAGAGGAGCTAAATGCTGAGGTTGATGCATTAATAGAAGCAAGACAATTAACTGTAGACCAGGTTGAAAGTGTTGGAAGGGTTTTATTTCAGCAAGATGTTACGACTATCACTACCGCTGAACTAAGAAGAGATATATTAGTGTTTGCTAAAAACCAGCCTAAAGACTTTTTATTATTACTCAAAGATCCAGCATTAAAATTAAATGCCAAGATTCAATTGTTTTTTGATAAAAACATTTTGCAGTTTAGAAATAGCAATAAAGAGGTATGGTTTAATACACCATCTAACAAAAAGAAAATGTTAAATGTGCCTTATCAAGAAGATCCTATATATATTATAGCATCATTTTTTCAAAGCGATGAAGGTTTAGAAGCATTAAAGCATTTATCTGGTTTAGCTAAGAGTATGTAAATAGTGTGTTTTTAATTTCCGTATCTTTGTTTTTTGTTTAACCCATAAAATTTTTAACATGGCAAAATATATTACAATTAATTCTTCTGATGACGCAGGAAATGCGCACATAGATATCGACAAAATTTTATTTGTTGAGACAAACTCGTCTACAGCAGCTAAAATTTATTTAATGGACGGAACTAAACACATAGCAATTACAGGAACGGGCTTAACTTCAGGGTTTGGAGCAAACGTAAATGCAGCTTTAGTTACTGCAGCTCAAACAAGCTGGACAAACGCAGCTGTGCCTGTAGACTTAACAGGAATGACTGTTACAGCAATAGCTATAGCTTAATCTGGTTTTTTATTTTTACTATTTAGAGAAGGGGTCATGAAAAATTGACCTCTTTTTTTTTTACTTATCTTTGTGTAAAAGAATAACAATGATAAATTCTGTACGAAATACAGTTTTAGCAATTATAAACAAGAACAACTACGGTTATTTATCACCAAATGATTTTAACTTATTTGCTAAACAAGCTCAATTAGATTTATTTGATGAATATTTTTTTCAATACAATCAACAAATAAACGAAGAAAACGCAAGATTATCAGGAACTGGATATGCGGATATTAAAAAAGGATATGAAGAGGTTATTGATACATTTTCAGCAACATCAAGTTTAGCACAAACCTATACTACATCAACTACGGTTGCGCCAAGTGGGTTGGGAAATGTATATTCAATGCCATCAGAAGCCACAACGGGATTTGATTATTATCTTTTAAACAAAGTTTTAATTTACTCTAGTGTTACGGCTACTGGCACAAATACTGCTGTTGCTGGCGCCTCAGCTGGAAACGAGTTAATAGATGCAGCAGCTACTTTTACAGCGAGTATGGTTGGTAACACTTTAGCAATAGTGCTTAATAATAATGTGGTTACTACAGCGTTAATAGTCGGATATACAAGTCCTACAACATTAACTATAAACACCACGTTAATAACGACAACGGGTAAAAATTATAAAATATATTCTCCGTCTAATTTGACGGCTGAAGCAGAGTTAGTAAACAATAGTAAAATTACAATGTTAAACAACTCATTGCTTACATCGCCTAATATGACATATCCAGCTTACACTCAAGAAGCCAGTAATATAACTTTACATCCTAATACTGTCTCTGCGATGGGGCAAGTGGTAGCGCAATACATAAGATACCCGAAAGATCCGAAGTGGACTTTTACAACTATTTCAAATGGTGATCCTATATTTGATCAGAGTCAAGCTGATTATCAAGATTTTGAACTACCTATAGACGATGGTAATGATTTAGTATCTAAAATCCTACAATATGCAGGTATATCGATTAGAGAGGGAGATGTGTTTAAGTTTGGTCAAGTTGAAGAACAAATGCAAAATCAAGAACAATAATTATGGCATATATAGATCAAAAAAAATATTATACTAATGATGGTGTAAATCCGACAGATTTAAATTGGGGATCATACCAATATATTAGTTTAACAGATATAGTCAATAATTTTTTATTGATGTATGACGGAAACCATTCGTTAATTAATAACGAAGAAAGGTATAAAATATTGTTTCATGCAAAACGCGGTATTCAAGAATTAAACTATGACGCGTTTAAAGAAATAAAATCTTTACAGCTTACTGTTTATTCTGATTTAAGGTTTGTGTTGCCTTCAGATTATATAAATTGGGTTCGTGTGTCATTATTTAAAAACAACACTATAAGACCATTAGTTGAAAATATACAAGTTCAGTCAGCTTTATCATACGTTCAATCTGCTACATCTACATTTACTTATGACGCTGATGATAATGTAAACACCCAAACATCAAGCTTAGACACTGCTAGAACAGATGGGTCTTTAAAAAGCATTTATTTGAATCAGGCAGATTTAGATCAAGATAATAATCCACCTTACAATGAGGATTATTACGATACTTTCATAGGAGCTCGCTATGGGCTTAATACAGAAACAGCTAACATAAACCCTACCTTTACTATAGATAAGAAAGCAGGGGTCATTAATTTTAATTCCACTATGGCAAATGAGCAATGTATATTAGAATACATTTCTGACGGAATGGAAGGTGGTGATGATTCA